TGACGATGCTATTAAACAAAAAACAGAACAACTACAGTCTCTACAAAAAGAGATTGCAGATTTAAAACAAAGTAAACCTCAAGCTCAAGCAGCAGTGCAACAACAGAAAGCACAAGCTCAAGCGCAGAAGCAACAGCCGCAAGGCACAATGCAACAGCAGCAACAACCACAACAAGCGGCATCTCCAACAATGCCCGCTATGCCGGCAAATACCGCTGTATGAAACTTAATGATTTAATATCACATTTTGAAATCCAAACAACCAATGAGGAAAACGAGTTGTTGGATAAGTTAACAGATGTGATGATCCCAGAACAATTTACAGAACGTGAACAAACAGTAATAGAGAACTTAGTAAGAAAGAGTTTGATAACTAAAGTCGTAGAAGATGGAAAAATGTACCTGGTGAAAAATGGAAAAAAGCCTTTCTAAAAAATTAGCACATCTTATTGATGCTGGCACTAAACTTAATCCTTTGCCCATGCGTAAAGGAAATAGTATCCGTATAGGTAAGGTTGTAGTACGCTATAGTCAAAATAAAGGATACATAATATTTGACTGTGAAGATAATAGTCAAGTGTGTATCGCACGTAGCAAGCCAGGTGCTTTAGCTATTGCTAAAGTATACAATGCTAACGATAATATGCAAGACGCAGTAAATTATGACACCCAATATGCAAAGCATGATAATGATTGTATATTTTACAAACATACCAACATCAATACAAAAAGTTCATTTTCAAAAGACTTATCTAGTGTAAGATTAGAAATAAGTAAAGCACATAGAGAAAGTGCTCGTAAGAAATTAGAGGCCATCATCTTTGAATAGATGATAAATAACTATAACAACACTTCAGGAATATAAACATGATCATTAGTGAATTCGGAAAACCAGTTACAGCAAAGAGCTTAAACGAAAGCCTAGCAAGACGCTTTGGCCAAAAAATTGCATTAGAAAACTTCACACTTGTACAGTTGCAAGATGCACGTAATAAGATGCGAACAAAATTATCTCAGATTGAAATGAGCGAAAGTTTCAATACAGTAGTTGAAGGCGATGACTATCAAAAGTCTAAGTTGTTTTTAGATGTATTGAATGCAGAACTGTCCGAACGTGGTGATATTGAAGAAGAATCATTAGAAGAAGGCGGCAAGCCAGACTTCCTCGATTTAGATAAAGATGGCGACAAAGAAGAGCCAATGAAGAAAGCAGCTAAGGACAAAAAGTCTAAAGGTATTCAAGCAATGAAAGACGCTGGTAATAAAAAAGCAGATGCTGAAGCAAAAGAATCTATTGTACGTGAAGGTGCAGAAGACAATGCAGAAATCATCATGGCTGCAAAAGATATGGTCGATCGTGTAACTGGCTGGATGGAAGACACAGCTGAAATGCAAACTGAAAGTATGTTAGAATTAGGTGATGCAATCCGTGACGAAATGGGTGTAGATCAAGCAGGACAATTTGTACAAGGCATTAAGCCAGCACTTGAAGGGTTGTATACTGCAATGGAACAAGCACGTGAAGCACTAAGTGCAGGCGTTGGACTATTAACCGGTGAAGCTGCACCTGCTCCAACTATGGGTGCCGAAGAGCCTCCAATGGACGAACCAGGCATGGAACCAACAGTTGATATGGAAGAGCCACTGCCAGCAGAAGGCGATGTTGCACCAGCAGCAGCCGGAGGCGAAGAGCCACTTGGTAGAGCAACACGTGAAAGCATTGATCCACGTAAACTAGCACGTACACTTTCAAAAAAAAAGTAATTGAAGGAATAAATCCAAAACTCTTACAAGTTTTGCAATCCCTCAAGGCTGATGGCATGGAGTCTATCCAATTAAATAAACTAAATGACATGTTAGCAGGCATGGGCGTTGAAGCCTTTAGCTATGAAACATTTGCCGCAAGCTATAACACTGATCCACGTCTCAAGAAACTTATTAAAAATTTCAACCAAGATGAAATTTATTTTGTACAGGATTCGGTTGATGCACTTCCGCAAGGCGGCGCCCAAGGTAATTCTGTAAATAAAATGGCAAAACGTGCAACAGACTTGACAGACTTGGCTTAATGTGTTATGCTAAGGCATGACATTAATTAAACCCAAGTATGAATACGCAAAATTAAAAAGAGTTGAAGTTGGAGGCAAGCGCAGGTACGCTGCACCCGGTGGTCCACCTGTAGCAAGTGTGACAACAATCCTTAGTGGAACCAAAGACATGAGTCATCTCATTGCTTGGAAGAAACGTGTAGGTGAAAAGAAAGCACAAGAAATTGTTACTGAAGCAAGTGGCGTAGGCACACGTATGCACAAGTACCTTGAAGATTACGTTGACAACGGCGTGTGGACAGATAGCGCAGGCAGCAATCCTTATGCACAACAAGCATATCAAATGGCATGTGTTATACGTGATGAAGCAATGGTGCATGTAGATGAAATTTGGGGTAGTGAAGTTCCGCTTTATGTTCCTGGTATCTATGCTGGCACAACTGATCTTGTAGGACAGTACAAAGGCAATCCTTGTATTATGGATTTCAAGCAAACCAACAAGCCTAAGAAGCCTGAGTGGGTAGAAGACTACTATCTACAACTTACAGCATACGCATTAGGACACAATGAAGTGCATGGTACAGACATCCGTGAAGGACATATCTTTATGTGCAGTCGCAATTTAGAGTATCAGCAGTTTGACTTGTGGCCAGATGAGTTTGCAGAGTGGGAACAAGAGTGGTGGAATCGCTGCCGCCAGTATTATGAGAAACACGGATAGATAAAATGACTAATAAAATTATCGTAAGCAGCACACACGGTGAGAAAGAGATTATGCGTATTAGACGTGAGTCTCGTGAACTCAACCGTAAAGCCGATATGGATTTATTTGAAGTTCTTATTAACAATCCTATGAATTCATTACATAGGCCTACAAAAACAAAAGTCTATAAAAACGGAAATACAAAAACTATTGTTGATACATCTTTTAGAGAAATTTGGAGCCGAGGTGATAAACTTACTGCACAGATTACAAGACTATATCAAGGGTATCCTGGATATGAAGATGCTACTGATGAAGATAGTTCAGTGACTTTAGACATGATTTCAAAGTTAGCAAAGACTGTTGTAGAAGGTCCACTTGAACTACAGCTTCAGTTATGCAGAGAACCAAATAGACAAACATCAGACGAGAGAGTACAATTTGCTATCCGTGAAAAGTTTTTGCCAGAGTGGAATGTAGAAAATTTAGCAGCAGGACATTTGACACTTAGAGATGGCGAATGGGTTTATAATGGTGCATCCAGTGTTGCTTCAGATGAGTATACTAAAGCACGTAGTATTGACTTTAGAATGACTAGAGACGACTTAACTGTTATGGACTTTGCAAAGTTTGCACATGTAAGTGGCGGAGGCCAAGGACACCAAATTAAAGAATCAAAATATTTTCTAGCAGAAGTTAGAAAATACATAGACAACCATCCTAATGAAAATACTTATTTTGTTGATACATTAGATGGCGGCTATGCAGAAAAGTTTATTGACGAACATAGAGAACTACTATCTGGATACGAAGACAGGGTGTTTGTTGGTAATACCGAATCTGTTATAGATTGGATAAATTCGAAGTAAATAAAACACTATCACAATGCTGAAAATGCCATGATAGAAACAAAACTGAAAAAGGAAATAAAATGACATATGAACTACACCTCGATGATTGTATCACTTGGATGAACAATCAAGAAGAAAAATCAATTCCTTGTATTATTACAAGCCCTCCATACAACTTAGATATTAAATATGGCAAGTATCAAGATGACTTGCCTCGAGATAGTTATCTAAAGTGGCTACATGATGTAGCAGTAGCAATGAAAAGAGTCCTTACTGATGACGGACAACTATTTCTAAATGTAGGTTATTCAAATATTGATCCATGGGTAGCTATGGATGTAGCTCAAGTTTTTAGAAAAGTATTTGTACTACAAAATAACTTCACTTGGGTAAAACACATTGCAGTAAACGATCAAGGATACGGACAGTATAAACCTATTAGTAGTAATAGATTTAGTAGCCCGACAACAGAAAGCATTTTTCATTTTACAAAAAACGGAAATGTAAATGTAGATAGACTTGCTATTGGGCAACGAAACAAAAGCGAAGGATATAAGTATCCTGAGTTGTATAGCGAAAACAGACATATTGCTACACAACGCCGTAAAGCAAGTCGACGTTTAGGATATAAGAACTGGAAAGAGATTCAAGCAACTGGCACTGATCAAGAAATGGAATCATTTCATGTAGTGCTAAAAGAACTGCTAGAAAAAAATCCATACGATCCTGATAAAAAGAAATGCATTGGTAATGCTTGGTACATTCCTTACACACCTACTTCAAAACTAGCCAAGCAAGCCGGCGCTGAAAACGATACAGGTTCAAGAGAAAAAAGCAGAGGCGGGCATCCTGCTACATACCCTGAAGGATTAGTTGATCAGTGTATCAAATATAGCGGAATAAAGTCAGGTAGTATTGTGTATGATCCTTTCATAGGAACTGGTACTACTATTCTAAGTGCTGTACAATTAGGCATGAAAGCAGTAGGTACAGATATTGACAAAAATTATTTAGAATTTGCAGAACTTAGAATTAAAAATACGCTAGAGCAACAACGTCTACCTGTCAATAGATTGTTTGAAGAAACATAGGATAAATACTACTAGCATTACTAGGAGTAAATAATGGCCGTTGTACAGATATCTCGCATTCAACACAGACGTGGCAGAAAAAATCAAGGAACAGGTTTACCGCAGCTTGCAAGTGGTGAAATAGGTTGGGCAATTGATACACAAGAATTATATATCGGTAATGGTGCAACCAGTGAAGGTGCACCTACAGTAGGAAATACAAAAATTCTTACAGAAGCAGATGACTTGCTAACAACAGCAGGTGATTATGCTTACAAACGTGGCGAAATACAAACAGGCGAAGCTATTAGTTCTCCAGTTGAAAGAACACTACAATCTAAACTAGACGATATAGTAAGCATAAGAGATTTTGGTGTAGAAAGCGGTACCGAAGACCAAACTGTAAAGATACAACGTGCATTAGATCAACTATTCCTAAACCCAGCATCTAAAGGCCTAGCTAAAAGTAGAATTAAATTATTCTTTCCTGCAGGCGAATATGTAATCAGCGGCGAAGGATTACGTATACCACCATATGCAACCTTAATTGGCAATGGCATTGACAAAACTAGTATTATAAGTAGTTCATCTAATCCTCCTGCACATATGTTTAGAACTGTAAATGACACTAGTGTACCTGGAACCTATGCAGATCCTAGTACAACTGATAGCTTAAACATGGCTAGAAACATTACTATTGAAGGCATGAGCTTAACACATACCAGCTATGGCGGCGCATTATTTTTAGAAAACTGCAAAGATAGTACCTTTAAAGATATTAAAATTAACGGTAGTTTTGGAAACGGAATGGCAATTTCAAACAATGGCGATCCTGCAAGTAATTGGGTAGGCATCTACTTGTCTAATGGCAGCGTAGCTACAGCAACAACTGACAATAATCTATTTACAAATTTACAAGTTAGTGATATGTCAGCAGCAATTTGGAGCGACTATGATATCAATTACAATAAATTTACAAACGGTCAAATAAACACATGCGGAATGGGGTTTGTGCTAGGCGGTGATCCTCTTGATGTTTTACCGGTGGGTAAGCAAATCGGTTCACAGCACACATTGATTAAAGATTTTGTATTTGATGCAGTAGACAAACAAGGTATCTATGTACGCACAGGAATGTTTAATAGAAGTGAAAGCAATACATTTTTGAATGTTGGTAGAGATAATAGTAGTAGTGTAGTAGTGACTCCTGTAATTGAATTTTATAGAAACAATACTGCAAGTGGGTTAAGTGATGCTGATTATAGAGATATGAATAGCAACAGTAGTGTTAATGACTACTTCAAACGTACAGAAGAACTTACAGTTGATCCACTATACTTTGATCAAAGCTATAAGCCAGAAGTAGGCGGTTCAAAAAGAACAGAGCTAAGTTTTCCAGTAAAGCGTTCTATTGGTCCAATATTAGATACAGGAAATGTTGAAGCAGATGGTGAAACTATTATTAGATTGCCTGCAGACGCACAGCGAGGCTCAATTGAACTGCATTATATATATAGAGCAGACATTTCACCAGGTCCTTGTTATCAAGAAGGTGTAATACATATACTGTACAATAAATTATATTCCAGCGGTGACGTTACATTTAATAATGATTATATCTACACTGGAAATCCTAGTAAAGCAAATTTACTGGTGTTTGGTGTAAGAGGCAATTCATTACAGAACAGCAGTAGTGAGATACATTTAAATGTGTTCAATACTGTTATTGATGCTCTATCTCCAGTAGATGACGAACTTGAATTCACTATTAAATATATAGTGTAATGGTTGAAAAAGATTATTTAGGTAGAATCAAACTCTGGCGAACTCTACGTACCAACATAGAAGATAGCCAAACTCCAATAAAAGATGTTTTAAACTTTTGGAATACAGTACCTGTGAGTGGTATTGCAGTAGATCCTTATGACATTAACAGATGGCCAAATCCTTGGGAGTTATTGAAAGAAAATAACTATTGCGAATTTTCAAAAATGTTGGCCATTTACTACACTTTACAGTTAACCGCTCGTTTTTCCCATAGTCGTTTCGAGATACATATTGTACTAGACCAAAAAGAAAGTGCAATTAAATATCTTCTTTTTGTTGACAATCACGCATTAGGATATTATAATGATAGGAGTATTACAACAGCTGAGTTGCCCAAGATGGAAAGTCAAATGCGACATGTCAAACTACCTACCTATCAATAAATACCTGATAAGCAAAAATTAAAAGGATAAAAAAATATGATTCAAGTTACTAAGCGTGACGGACGCCGTGAGCCGTTAGACATCGAAAAATTACACAAAGTTGTTTTTTATGCTACAGAAAATATTACAGGCGTCAGTCCAAGCGAGGTAGAAATTAAGAGTCAGATTCAATTCTTTAATGGCATGATGACAAGTGAAATCCAAGAGACACTTATCAAGGCAGCAGCAGATCTCATCAGCGAAGAAACTCCTAACTATCAATTTGTAGGTGGAAGACTAATCAACTATGCACTACGCAAAGAGGTTTACAATGGGTATGAACCTTGCACAGTTAAAGAGTTGGTAGAGCGTAATACTGAAAATGGTTTTTATGATCCTGAACTTATCACATATTATGATGACGATGAATGGGAAAAGATCAACAGCTTTGTAAAGCACGAGCGTGATGAGAACTTGACCTATGTTGCTATGGAGCAGCTACGTGGCAAGTATCTATGTCAGAACAGAGTAAGCGGCGAGATTTTTGAAACACCGCAGATGTGCTACGTGCTGATTGCAGCTACATTGTTCCAAGGGTATCCAAAAGAAACACGTATGAAATGGGTAAAAGATTATTACGATGCAATTAGTTTGCATGATATTAGTCTTCCTACTCCTGTTATGGCTGGTGTACGTACACCTCAACGTCAGTTTAGCAGTTGCGTTCTTATCGAAACTGATGATAGCCTTGACAGTATCAATGCTACCAGTGCTAGTGTTGTAAAGTATGTAAGTCAGAAAGCAGGTATTGGCATTGGCGGCGGTAGTATTCGTGCTATTGGTTCTCCTATTCGCAAGGGCGATGCTTATCATACTGGTGTTATTCCTTTCTATAAGATGTTTCAAGCAGCAACAAAATCATGTAGCCAAGGCGGTGTTCGAGGCGGAGCAGCAACAATTTATTATCCAATTTGGCACCTAGAAGCAGAAGAACTGTTGGTGTTAAAGAACAACAAAGGCACAGAAGAAAATCGTGTGCGTCACATGGACTACGGTGTACAGTTCAACAAACTTATGTACGAAAGACTTATCACAGGAGGCGATATTACTCTTTTCTCGCCTAGTGATGTACCTGGCTTGTATGATGCGTTCTTTGCAGATCAAGACAAGTTCCGTGAACTATATGAAACAGCAGAACGCAACACAAAACTACGCAAGAAAACTATTCCGGCAGCACAGTTGTTTGGTGCGTTTATGGAAGAGCGTAAGAACACAGGACGCATTTACTTGCAGAATGTAGATAATGCTAACGACCACGGCAGCTTCCTACCAGAGGTTGCGCCCATCCGTCAGTCAAATCTATGTGCAGAAATTGACTTGCCAACCAAGCCACTTACAGACCTTAATGATCCAGACGGTGAAATTAGTTTATGTACTCTAAGTGCTATCAACTGGGGCAACGTCAAAACACCAGCAGACTTTGAAAAAGCGTGTACTCTTGCAGTGCGTGGATTGGATGCATTACTGAGCTACCAAAACTATCCAATCCTTGCAGCGAGATTATCTACAGAAAAACGCCGTCCTATCGGCGTTGGTATTATTAATTTTGCATATTTCTTAGCCAAGCACGATTTAAACTATCAAGACATTGATGCAGATGGGCTACAACTAGTTGACGAATATGCAGAAGCATGGAGTTATTATCTAATTAAAGCAAGTGCAGACCTAGCAGCAGAGCAAGGTGCTATTCCGGGTGTAATGGAAACAAAGTACGGCTACGGTATTACGCCTAACCAAACATACAAAAAAGACTTGGATGAATTGATTCCGCACGTTGAGCGTATGGACTGGGAAGGTCTTAGAACACAACTAAAGCACACAGGCATTCGCAACAGTACACTAATGGCACTTATGCCGGCAGAAACAAGTGCGCAGATTGCAAATGCAACCAATGGCATTGAGCCACCACGTAGTTTAATTAGTGTGAAACAAAGTAAACACGGCGTACTAAAGCAAGTTGTTCCTGAGTTCAAGCGTCTTAAGAACAAGTATGATTTACTATGGGATCAGCGTAGCCCAGAAGGCTATATTAAAATTATGGCTGTACTACAAAAGTATATCGATCAAGGCGTTAGTGTAAACACAAGCTACAATCCAATTTACTTTGAAGATGAAAAGATTCCGATGAGTTTGATGTTGCAGCACATGTTGATGTTTTACAAGTACGGCGGCAAGCAATTGTATTATTTCAACACGCATGACGGCCAAGGCGAACTTGACGTTAGCAAACTTGTAGGCGAAGCAGAAGAACCAGAAACCAACGGCTATCATATTGAAGACGACGAAGAGTGCGAAAGTTGTGTAATATGAGCTTGACAAACGGACCAGATCCAATTATTATATAGACATACAGAGAGAGGAATACTATGAGCGTTTTTGACGTAGAAAATCGTGCCAACCACACAGAGGTATTGGCATTCTTGGACCCAACAGGAGGTCCTACAATCCAGCGTTATGATACGCTAAAGTACAAAAGTTTTGATCAGCTAACAGACAAGCAACTTGGATTCTTTTGGCGTCCAGAAGAAGTTGATATCTACAAAGATGCCAAAGACTTCAAAGGCCTTACTGACCACGAGCGTCATATCTTTACAAGTAATTTGAAGCGTCAGATCCTGTTGGATAGTGTACAAGGTAGAGCACCAGTAGAAGCATTTGCTCCTATTGTAAGTTTACCCGAGATTGAGAACTGGATCCAAACATGGACGTTTAGTGAAACAATCCACTCACGTTCGTACACACATATTATCCGCAACGTGTACAGCAACCCTAGCAAAATCTTTGACGAGCTACTAGACATTGAAGAGATTGTAGATTGTGCTGGAGATATCTCAAAGTACTATGACGACTTGATTGAGCAGAGCATGTGGTACAACTTGTTAGGCGAAGGCACTCACACAGTTAATGGTAAAAAGAAAACAGTTGATTTATATGAACTAAAGAAAAACTTGTGGCTTACACTAATGAGTGTAAACATCTTAGAGGGTGTACGTTTTTATGTGAGCTTCGCATGTAGTTGGGCATTTGCAGAACTTAAGAAGATGGAAGGCAACGCTAAGATCATTAAATTGATTGCACGTGATGAAAACTTGCACCTTGCAAGTACACAGATGTTGCTTAAACTTCTAAAGAAAGACGATCCAGACTTTGCAAAAATCGCAGAAGAAACAGAAGCTGAATGTATTCAGATGTTTGTAGATGCAGCAGATCAAGAGAAGGCTTGGGCAGAGTATTTGTTCAAAGACGGCAGCATGATTGGTTTGAACACAGAACTATTAGGACAATATGTCGAATGGATTTGTACACGCCGTATGCAGAATGTAAATCTAAAGTCGCCGTACACTGTAAAAAGTAATCCTTTGCCGTGGACACAGAAATGGATCTCAGGTGCAGATGTACAAGTTGCTCCGCAAGAAACAGAGATTACAAGTTATGTTTCAGGTGGCACAAAGCAAGATGTTGCAGCAGATACATTCAAAGGCTTTTCATTATGATAGAGATATATGGTAAAACACAATGCCCGTTCTGTGATAGAGCAAAGGCATTGTGTGAACAAAGACAGTACAACTTTAAATACTATCAACTTGGTGTAGACTTTACACGTGAAGAAGTATTAGAAATGTTTCCAGGCGCTCGTACCTTTCCGCAAATCAAAGTAGGCGGTAAGAGTATCGGCGGTTGGGACAAGTTTCCACAGTATTTAGAAGACACAGGTTATAACGGCACAGGACACACATTATGATTATTGAAGCACCATACAAAGCAACTGATACAGTCACTATTCGTACAACAGCAGGCGAAGAGATTGTAGGCAGATTTGTAGAAGAAGATGCTACCACTATAAAAATCAC